TGCGTCGTTGAAATGTTTTTCCTCTCCGTCGTGGCACTCTTTGCATTCGAGTATCAGGTTACTTTCCGCCAGGCTGATATCCGGATCATCTATGTTTGCCGGTGTGAGCTCTCTGATGTGATGAACTATCACACCGATGCGCTCGTGACATCGCTCGCATAGCCCGCCATCTGCTGCCCTGCGCTTCTCGATGTATGCAGCTCTGCATCTTTTCCATCTTCTCGAATTGTAAAATCCTTTTGCAAATTCTTTCGCCATTCTTTTTTTCTAAAACAAACAGGAAGCTTTCGCCCTGATCGAAAACTTCCTGCATGCTTTTGCCTTTTGATTTAGTCCTTATTAATTTTTTACAGTATCATGATATCACAAACTCAGCGGACAAAACGGACAAACAGCTTGCGAACCGAATCTGCACTGTTACCGCCGCCCACGTAGATCGCCACCTCTTCCCATGTACAGAGCGACAGGCAGCGATACATGATGATCTGCCGCATGAGTGAATCATCTATCGTTGCGATATAATCATAAATCTCTTTCCGCTTCATCTGCAGCTTTGCGAGCAGTCCGTTTATGATCTCTCTGATCTCTGCCGCCCGCAGTGCTTTGTTTGCGGTTGAGTCTCCCGTTTCACTTCCGCGCGGAAGACCATCAAGGCGCGGCGACTGCAGACCTGTTACGCTTTCCAGTTCCCTCTCCCACATCTCGATTTCTCTGTTTATGTAATAGATCTGGCTCAGTTCCTTTCTTGTCATTCGCTCTCCTTTCGCATTTTAAAATTCCAGCTGTTCTATGAACATCTGTTCTTCTCGTGGCTCCCGGTATTGTTTTTCTGGCTTTACAGCTTTTCCCTTGCTGTAGTATTTTATTCGCGGCTGCTGCGTCAGACTGACTTCGATGTATTCGATGCATGGTGCTCCCGTGATCGGGTGTTCGTATACTCTGACGCTGTCTCTGTCTACGTAATATCCTTCGTGCGGCTTGATATCTTCAGGATCATAGCTTGCCGGTCTTTTCATTTCCTCTTCGCGTGTCTGCGGCATGGTAACATTCATGGAACTTCTGAACGCTTTCGAGTGCTTTCCTCTTTCGCTCTTGCTCTGATATGCGTTCTTTAACATATATTTTGCGATTCTGTGATAGTTGCCGCTCAACCACAGTGTTTCTATGTGCACGTATTCCTCCGGCCAGTATCTTATGATCATATCCCTTGTGATGCTGCCGCTGATCACTATGTGGTGATGCGGCTTTCCTTTTTTCTGTCCGATGCCGGTCGATTCTATGATTTTATATGTGATCCCCTTTTTCTTTGCTAGATTTCTTAGATTTCTTTTGAACTTTGCGATCTCTTTCATACAGTGTTCTATGCTGTGAATTTCGGAATACGACAGTGTGAGCCACAAATCGCCGGGCACGAAGTTACTGTTTATCGCAGCTGTGAGTCTGCGCTCCTGATTTATTTTATTTATTTTCGCAACAGCTTCCGACGTCGGATTCATTTTTGCTCTTCTTCCCTTTTCAGTTTTGATTCTGCTGCTGTCAGTTTTTCTGATCATCAGTGTGCTGCCAGCTACTGTCGTGTATCTCTTATACATTTCACCCTCGTGCCCTGTTGTTAATATTCCTATTGAGGTTTAGACGGCCTTTCCGGCCGTCGTTTTTTCTTTATATATAATGTAGTTTTTTCGATAGCAAAGCCGCAGCGCGCAGCTGCGGTCTTTTTTCTTATATTCTCGCCAGTATCTCTCCGAGAGTCCGGGCTTCTTCTGTTGTCAGTGTGATGCCCTTTGAACACTTACTGTGATCTTCGTTCCAGTTTCTTATGTCGACTTTCGGCTCTCCACCGTTCCACGAAACCATGTTCACCTCTCCTGTCCATTTGCCATCCTCTTTGTACGTGTCTATGTACTGTACTATTTCCCTAGTCAATTCTTTCATCGTTTCACCTCTTTATTTTGGCATGTAGTAGTCTGCGTATCTTCTCCTGCAGTGCGTGCACGGCCATTCATCCACCTTGCTTTCTTCCTGTACGCAGCCGTCGCAGCCGTCCCAGCCGTCCCATCCTCGGCAGCCTTTCCCGATTTTGCTGTTCTCTTCTATCCACGCCACTTTTTTCACGCATTCAATCAGCCACATAGCGTGTTTTCCACATTTCGTGCACTCTTCCGGCGCATGGCTTTCAGCCAGTCCCCGCCGTTTTTCGCTGATCTCGCATCTGTTGCACGGGCATTCGTCTGTGATGTTTTTATATTTGTATGCGTTGCTTTGTGCCATTATCTTCTCGAAATCCAGAAACATCATTCCACCTCCTGCTTCCAGTACCTTTCTCTGCATAGCTTGCAGAATCCGTATGTGCAGTCTTTTGTATCGTATGTTCTATCTATCACGCACGGGTCTATATATAATACTTTCCTGTATTTTGCTCCACTTCTGATACTCTTTTTCTAATTTGTCATATTCGTCTCGTCCTCTTGGTGTCAAGAGGTCACACTTTTCCTGCTTCCTTATGATATCCAGCACTTTCTCCCCTACTACATCGATCACTTTGCTGAATGCTGCGTGTCTTGTCGCATTGTTGGATATTGTAATTTCTATCAATTCATCTTTTGATAAATATTTCAGACTGTCTTTATTCATTTTTCACTTTTTCCTCTTCTGCAAGTTTGGCATATTTCCAAGACGTAGTATCATCTTCTCCATAAGCACTCCAGGATGTGTAACCAGAATTCCAGGCATATATTTTCCCTTTTTCATATCTAGCAAAGTATCTTTTAATCCAATTATCGTAAATATTATCTTTTACATAAATTTTTGTATCTATTGGAATTTTGCTCCAATCTACTTCTGGTTTCTCGGGTTCTTTATATTCATCCATGAGCCATATCGACATTAACGTACGGCAATATTCACATGAAATATCAGAACATACCTTCCCCATCGATTTTAATACCTTAGGGTTGACAAACTCCCTGCAAAATTCATCATTATTGTCGGTAGTGTAATTGAGTTTAACAATTTCATCTCTATGCTTTTCATAATTTGTCATTCTTAACTCTCCTCTCCGCCGTACGCTTCCGGCAGCGGCATCCAAGCTATTACTTTTTTCTTAATAATTCTATTCTCCAAATTCCATTCCCCATCGAGCGTGTTTGTTAACACCACCTTTCTTATCCCATCTTCCAGTTCTACAGTTGCCATAACTGTATTTGATATTTTTTCAAACAAGCCACTAGTCCAATAAGATGTTCCCTTAAATTTAGCAAATACAGAGTCATGCTCCTCCGGCAACCTCTCTGATACCGGTATCCACTCGCCGACTTTCGGCATCTTATCTATCTCTTCGATAACATCGCTCAATATATATCCCGCTGAAAAATCTTCGAAGCGATCCGTTTTGATCCAGTTTTTTATTTCGTCTATCAGTTTCTTTTCGTCTATCATTCCGCACCGCCTTTCACTTCCTCAAAACACTCGCTGAAAATTTCGCTGCCAATTTCGATCCAGGAAAGCCCATCTGTTGAATCCAGATGAATTGCTTCGCCAAAATGTGTTGGTCTAGATTCATCCGACTCATAGATTCCCTCAGCTTTTATTTCAATTCCGTTTTTGTAGGCATTCTCATCCCTGACCCAAAATGATTTGATGCATTTATATTTTTTCATTCCACACTGCCTTTCATACTTCTGTTTTGCAACTTGTAATTCTCAAAGAAAAAAGTAACATTCTTCTCCCGCACTTCGAATAATCCGTAATCAACCCCCACTTTGAAGATATAAGAATCTCTTTGCAGCTTTTCCGGAATCTTCTCAATCATCTCCCGGAACGCTTCCAGCGAGCTGCCCCGCTTATAGTGATTACACCGCCTGCAGGCTGGCATATAGTTGCACATCTCATCTGCGCCGCCAGCTCTAAGCGGTATCATGTGATCAACCTGCATATCCTTGTACTCTATTTTCTTACCGCAATAAGCACAGTACCCACCGTATTTATTAAACACCTGCAGCCGTTCTGCCTTTGTGATCCGTTTTCTTTTCTGTTCATGCATCATGATTTTCCCTCTCTGCCCGGTACGGTTCCGGCAGCGGCTGCCAAGCTGCCAGATCCACACCAGTTCTCGCTATTTCAGCATCTAGCTCATCGTCCGGATCAAAAGAGAGAATCAGGATCCTTGCGCAGCCGTACCCCGTGGCGGTAAATAAATAATTCCCTTTTTTCTCCGGCAGCCGTTCCGTCACCAGGATCCACTCGCCAGCCTTCGGCTGCTCCCAGATTTTTTCGCATACGCTGTAAATCACTGCAGCAGGCGAATACCCTGCAACCTCGTCTGAATTTATCATGCACTTTAGCTCGTCTATCAGTTTCTTTTCGTCTATCATTTTTTATACCGTGTCCTTCTCTCTGCTCCGTTACTTTCCGAAATATAAATAAAATTTCGCTTTTTGATTTTCAATCTTTTCGATTTTTAGTTTCTTTATCTTTTTATTGTTCTCGTTGTAGATGTCCATCTGTTTGGATACTAATTCATTGCTTTTCAGTTCCGGATACATCTGAACTAAAACAGTGGATGATTCCACTTCACTCATATCGAACGTCTGATTTTCGTGTTCCATGTATTTAGCAACGACGAAATCTACATCTTTTTCTATCCTCTCGTTTTCCTCTTCGTATGCCTGGATTTTTTGATCTATGTATCTATTGTCCACTATCCCGTGAATTCCAATTCCGGCGAATATCAGGGCAGCTATTCCGAATACAATCATTAAACAAATTCCTATTCCTGCCAACGCTACTGCGTCGGAGTCGTCAAAAGTATCCATTTTAGATCCCGCAAGAAGAAGTATTGCTGCTGCGATCACAAATAATACAAAACATAATATCGCCATTATTTTTCTCCTTTCACTTCTACAGCCTCTCCATTTTTCAATTCGTACCAGGTGTCCGGCTTGATGATTTCGCCGATTTCATATTGAAAATCTCTGCACTTCAAATTTTCATTAAATCCCTTATATGCTTTCATCTGTATTCTCCTTTACATAATCGGCACACTTTGTCCATTCCCCGCAGGGTATTAGCTCGCCCTCCTCTGAGCTTTCTCTTTTGTGTTTTTCACAGCAGTCAGTCGTTCTCGTCCTGCTGTAGTTGTCGCGGGCGCAGGTGTTGCACGGACATTCATCATAATCAGTCACGCACTTCTCGCAGTGACTTCCGCGTTTTTCCGGTCCGTTTATGCTATCCACGATCTTTCCTGCTACAGCTGCGACCTGTACGGATTCCGCTATCAGCTCTCTTGATAGTTTTGCGATCGTCTTAGCCGCACTCTTCACTGTCTCGTTTTTGTTCGCTCTCGTCGCTTTCCAGATCCAGTTATGCGCGTCCATGATCTCGTCGAGCACTTCTGAGACTTCTTCGATTTCTTCTCGCATCACCGACTCGCCCTCGTGCAGACTCGAAAACAGCGGATATTTCCGATCTGCGTCACCTCTTTCTTCCTGAATTATTTCTTCGATTTTTATTTTTGTCTGATCTGTCATTGTTTCCGGTCCTTTCTCACATGTTCTTTTCGCCGTTTGTGTCTATTTCGATATATGCCAGACACTGATCGCATTTTTTCTCGCAGCGCGGCAAATTAGTTTCGTGCGGTCCTATCAATCCTTTTCTCAGTGCCATCTGCTCGTCGCAGTATCCGCCCATCACTATTCTTGCAGTTCCCATTCTCTTTCCTTTTCTGATATATAAATGTTCTTTGTCTCATGTTATTTGGTGTGCTTCCGTATATTTCCCCGATCTCTTTCCAGCCTACTTTTTTAGCTCTCAGCTTTTTGATGTCTTCAAAATCCGCATCTGTCAGTCTCAGCATCTTTCTTTCGCGTGGCGCTACAGCTTTATCTAGCGCTTTGAATGATTCTTCCTGACTCACATTTTTGACGATCGCGATCAGCAGCGCGATGTAATTTTCCAACGTGCTTGCAGTTATAACATTTTTCATCGTCTTTCCCTTCGCTTTTCCTCTATTCTTTCCTGCAGCGCGATGTATTCAGGATCCTGCAGCAGGCATTTTTCGTGCTTGCACTCTTCGTCCGTGTCTCGCCCGAAGCACTTGCAGTCCTGCACCGGGCAGTACAGTATCGACCCGTACTTTTTCATGCGCTGCCTTCTCGTCTCTGTTTTCATAGATAGTTCTTTCCGATCAGCTGCATCCACTCCTCCCGGGCTTCTTCCGCGGTCATTCCGGATGCGATCAGTTCTTCTTCGTGTTTTGCCTGAAAATACATTCTCCACTTTTTGTTTTCCACTTTCGCCCACGGATCCGCGGACGCGTGGAGTCTTGCATGGATCTCCGGGCATATATCGACCTGAAAGCCCAGCTCTATGCTCGTTTGCCGATTCGGTCCATTAAAAATTTCATGACGCTCGGCACCCTGAGCACCAGTGTACCAGCATCGCCTTTGCGGTTTATCCTTGTAGCCGTTATGTAGTATTTTCTTTTTCGCCTTCCCCGGCTTCGGGTATGCGCAGTTTCGATAATATGAATCAATATCACTCATTGCACCTCACCGCTCCATTCTTCTTTTCTGTTTCTTTTCACTCCGATCTTTACGCCGCCCGTTATCGTTACACTCTCTCTTCCGATTTTTAGTGTGGCTTTTTCCGCTTTTTCATCTATTATCAGTTCGCCGACAGCGTATGCGGCCGATATCACCTCAGGCGAGAGCGGAGTGAAACCCATTTCCTGACACCCGTCTCCCAGCAGCCTAGCCAGTTCGTTTTTTAACAGAAACTTTTTTCTCAGCCTGTCTTCTTCTTCCTCCCATCGTCCGCAGGCACATTCTTTCGAAACCATTTCGTCAGCGCGCTCCTGATCGTCTGCGAGCACGTCGCGTTCACTTCCGCAGAATCTGCACTTGCCTATCATATAGTCCATACTTCCACCTTTCTTTTATCATCATCACGATCGCTGCATCCGGCGGTTTTCTCCTGCCGGCGAGAGCTGCCGTGATCTTCTTGTTTCTCTCTTCTTCCCGGCTCTCTAGGAATCGCTCCTCAGCGATCAGCTTTGACCACTCACTCATAGTCCGGCATGCGCCCGAACGCGCCGTTTCCGTAGACTTCGCGCGCTACTTCCAGCAGGTTCGCGCCGTTCGAATTGCATGAGACATTTATGTCTATGTGCGCGCCGCCCGTGTATATGATCCTTAATTTTTCTCTGTTTTCGTTTTTTGTGTAGACGATATTCTGAACGCACGATCTGCCGTCTGCTATGATCAGTGCTTCCAGATGCCTTATGAATTCTTTTTTTGATATCATTTTAAATATTCCCTCATCAGATACGCGCAGATCAGCGGACTGAATATTCCTGCAAGGATCATCAGACTGATCGCGTCGCTTATTATGACTCTTGCTGCATTTATTATCACTTCTATTACTTCCATCTTTTTTACCCTGCGGCTTTCGCCGCTTTCCTCTCAGCTTCTTCTCTTTCCACTCTGGCTTTTGCCACTTCGATACATGCTTTTGTGAATCTCTGCACATATCCGTCAGTGAATTCGACCACGACCTTGATGTCCTCCGGTCTTTTTCCCTTTGCCATTTCGCCCTCACTTTCCAGCAGGCGTTTACTCGCCTGCTTCTTCGTGCTCATTGTTTATTTACTCAGCATGTAAAACAGCCAGGATATCAGCGCCGACGATAATATCGACACCGTTATAACCGCCAGATAGTTTACCCGCGGCGTCTGTATCCTCTCCAGGTACTTGACCTCCGAATACACTTGATCCATTTTGTGGTCGATCCACTCTATTTTTTCCTTTAGCGTTCCCTCGTGTTCGTACTGTTTGTTTTCCATCTTATTTCTCCCTCCGCTTCACGCGTTTTTCGGTTTTCGTTCTTGCCGTCCTCACGATTGTGATCAATCAACTTCCTTTCGATCGTCTTCCTGTTCATCGCTCTGCCTCCTGTTCAGATCAATCATAGCTTTGCCGTAGCCGATCAATTCTCCTTTTTTTCTTTCTGTCATGTACGGCAGCGCATCTGCTACACGCTTTATGACCTCGATGTCTCTCATGTCATTCATCATCCTTTTTTCTCCTCCGTCATCCTATACTCTGGCTCTGCTATTTTCCAGTCGGTCGCCATCAAGTCGCTGGCGCAAAGATCCCACCGGGGTTGTATCATATTTGGCGTGATCATGACCATCGCCGTCTTTTGGCTGTCAGTCGGCATGATCGCATGACCTTCGCACCAGCCTTTTCGCCGGATCCAGCAGTCTTCAATTCCGGCCATTACTATTGCTTCATAAATGTTCATTTTTCTTCTCACTTTCTCTTTTGACATGCCGGCGCCAGCATGTCAATTCATTATCCGTAGCTATGCTACTATAGTAGTATCGTTGCCTACTGTTGTCAAGTCTTTTTTGTTAGTTTGCCTACTTTTTCTATTGACCTGTTTCTCTTCTGGGGCTATAATGGGCATACAGGGAGGAACGGAAAACATGACAATAGGTAAACGAGTTAGAGAATTAAGAATTGAAAAGGGAATGACAATGGATGCTTTTGGCGAGTCTATCGGTATCAAACGACCGTCGCTGTCTAACATTGAAAACGGCAGGAACGGCATCAGCGACAGAACCATTCTGTCTATTTGCCGCGAATACGGCGTATCTGAAGAATGGCTGCGCGATGGGATTGGCGAGATGTTCGTCCCGGTTACGCAAAATGAGAAGATCGCTCGCTTTGCCGGCGAACTGATGAAGGACGAGACTCCGGAATTCAGAAGACAGCTGGTAGAGATCCTGGCTGATCTGGACGATGACGGATGGGAAGCTTTAGCCTGCTTTGCAGAAAAGCTGGCTGGGTTAAAAAAATAGAGCAGGCTTTCGCCTACTCTATCATTGCTTTTATAAATGCATAGATCAATTTTACCTGCTCGAAGCTCAACCGCTTCATCATCTCTTCAATCTTTTCTACAAAATACTCTTTCCCTTCTTTGTTTGTTTTCATGATCGGGACCTCCTCTTAGTTTTAGTTTAATACTTTAATTCCGTTTCCGGATTTTTATCGCACTCTAATTTTTACACAATTTCGACAGAATCCGGCGGAGAAAGGAAAAATCATGACTGTTCAGCAATTTAAAGAAGTAGAGGATTATCGCAAATACACATCACCTGCAGAACTGCACAAGGCTGTGAATACCCTTCGCGGCCTTGTTGCCGGCATTACTACCGACCGTGCCGTTTCGGATGATGAAATCAACGAACTGTCTAACTGGTGCCTGGTTAATAGCAAGTTTTCGTCGCGCCATCCATTTAGCGAGCTGATTCCTAAAATAAAAGAGATCTATGAGGATGGCATTATCACAGAAGAAGAATCTGCGGATATTTTATGGCTGTGTAACAATTTCGTTTCGGATTCTGACTACTACGATCTGATCACATCGTCGATCCAGTTTTTATCCGGTCTGATGCACGGGATCATGGCAGACGGTGAGATCAGCGACAAGGAAGTCTATGCACTGTCTGACTGGGTGCGCACGAATGAGTACCTTTCCGGATGTTATCCGTTCGATGAACTGGAAAGCCTTATCTGCACCGTACTGGCTGACGGCAAAATCGATGATGATGAGCGCAATATTTTAAAATCTTTTTTCAGCAACTTCATCGACACGACCTCGTCTTACAATCTAAACGAATCTGAATTGAAAGCGCTCCGCGACCAGTACAGTGTCGAAGGCATCTGTTCTATTTGCCAGTCTATCGACTTTCCCGGTTCCGTCTTTTCTTTCACTGGGCAGTCTTCTGTTGCCACCAGGCAAGAGATCGCAGAACAAATCGAATCTCTTGGCGGGATTTTTAAAAATAACGTTACCAAAAAAACAAACTATCTGATTGTCGGCAACGAAGGGAATCCGTGCTGGGCGTATTCCTGCTACGGCCGCAAGGTGGATGCTGCGATCAAGTTGCGCAAATCCGGTGTCCCGATTGTGATTGTGAACGAAACGGATTTCTGGGATATCCTCGAAGATCTATAGCGAGGTGCTAGCATGAGAATTGCTATCTATGCGCGAAAGAGCGCATTTTCAGAAAAAAGTGAGAGTGTAAACAATCAGGATCGGATGTGCAGAGAGTATGCCGGGTTTCACTTTCCCGGTGATCACACTTTTTTGAATTACACAGATGAAGATTTTACCGGTGCGAACACTGACCGCCCGGCGCTGAAGAAGATGTTAAAAGACATTAAAAGCGGCATCATCGATAAGTTGATAGTCTATCAGCTGGACAGGCTGTCAAGAGATGTGCGTGATTTTTCGAATATGTACGCAGAGCTCGAAGCCTGCGGCGTCGAGTTCGTTTCCGTGAAAGAAAATATTGATACAGAGAGTCCCCTGGGCAAGGCTATGATGTATATCTGCGTAGTTTTTGCGCAGATGGAAAGAGAGACTATATCGAACAGAGTAACTGATAATATGATCGGGCTCGCCGGCGCGGGGTGGTGGACTGGCGGAGTGCTGCCGCGCGGATATACTTCGCGGAGAGTTTCGGACGGCGGCAAGGAACACACTATGCTAGTTCCGGATCCGGAAAAGGCGGAAGAGCTTCGCGAGATTTTCGCGGAGTTTGTTAAGCTCGGGCAATCCGCGCAGAGATTTACTACTTACTGTAAAAGAAATAATATAAAAATAGTTCCGGGAAAGTATCTGAGCGAAGGACAGGTGCACAAGATACTGCGTGCTCCGTACGGAGCACCGGCGTGCGCCGAGACCAGACGGTTTTTTGTCGATTCAGGCGCTACCGTGCTGGGTTCTGAAAAAGACTGGGACGGAACCTGCGGCATCATGATATATGGCAGGACCCGGCAGTCTAAAGGATACAGCCGAAACCCTGCGGAAAACTGGCGCGTGTGCGCAGGAAAGCACGAGCCGATCTTCTCGGCGGAGCTCTGGCTTGCTGCGCAGTCACAGCTTACCTCAAATATTTATACGAAAAAGACTAAATACCCGACACAGCTCCTGAAAGGTTCGCTTCGCTGTCCGTGCGGCAGGCTGATGAAAATATCACGCTACAAAAAGAGAAGTGGCGGATACAACGCATATTATACATGTTCGCGGCTGCAGAGCACAGGAAAGAGCCCCGACTGCGTGTCACAGATAAATGCGAACATGCTCGATCAAAAGGCTCTTGATATTTTCAGACAGATAGAGCGCGACCCTGATATGATAAACAGATGTTCTCCTCTTCTTTGCGATGCGGATCCGGCAGCGGTTAAGAAAAAAGAAAACGAAATCAAAAGACTTGAAGATAAGATCGGGAATCTCTCCGCCGCTCTTGCGGAGTCCTCGGGATCAGCTGCAGCTAAATATATCATCGCAGAGATCGAGAAGATAGATGCGCAGATCGCAGATAAAAAGATGCAGCTTGCAGGACTGCAGGCGAGCGCACTTGCGGCAGACAGGGCAGCTGCGGAACTTGCAGCAAAACAAAAAGAGATCGCGCACCTTGTGCGCAACCTCGAAGCTCTGGATATCGAAGAACAGAATAAGATCGCTCGCAGCGTTCTTAAAAAATGTGTCTGGGACGGAGAGTCACTTTTTTTGACTTTCTGATTTCGCCTTTTTATTGCTATCGGGACTGCAATGTGTTTAAAAAGGTGAAAAAAGCAGGGCATCAGCTCTGCTTTTTTGTATCTTTTACTATCAAATTTTCTATGTAATTTGATAGCGTTCTTCCTTCCTCCGCAGCCTTTTTTTCTGCTGCGGTTTTTACTGAAGGGAGTACCTTCATGTAAATGATTGAGCTTCTTTTTTCCTTCATTCTTTTTCCCCTTTCTTGATTTTTGATTGATCAATTTCTTCTATATTACATCCGCAATATTCAGCTTGTATTTTTTTAGCCTTTTGAAGATTTTGAACCTTGCTCACGCAATAGGTTTCTTCTCCCTCTATCACTTCTACTTGATAGAGGGTGACTTTTCTGATTCGCGTATTTCCTTTTTTCGAAATTATCTCTCCCCCCCTTTTTGCATCCTTTTCGCTCCTCTGCACTCTTGAGCGCTCATCACGCCACTTTGAGTACCACTGCAGAAAATCGTCCGCGTGTTTTTCTGCTTCTTTGCGCACCCGCATAGCGTCTTCCATCTCTTCGTAGCTGCCTAAAGCGTACGTTTTCTTTTCGAAATAGTAGACAGCTCTCCATTTTTTCGTGGGTTTGCTGTACGTCACCCCTCTTGTTTTCGATATCGGGTTCACTCTTCGTTTTTCCGAGCTCGTTTTGCTCGTTTTGCTCGTTTTGTACCACTGCAGAAAATCGTCCGCGTGTTTTTCTGCTTCTTTTCTCAGCTCCGCCATTTTTCTGTAGCTTGTAGAACTGCCTAACCAGTATATATCGCCATTTTTCACGAAGAAAGCTTGCCATTTGTGCTCTGTTTTAGAATAGCACACACCTTCTGTTTCCGACCTTTCTTTTTCTTCTATCTTAGATGTTTTTGTGTACTCTTCCAAACGAAAACCCCGTTCGCGAAAAGCTTCGTATTGCCATTCTTTCATGTTTCCCGCTCTAAACTGTGCCTTTTGCCCGATCCACCACACAGATAAATTTACATCCTTGTAAATAGTCGGGTGCCGTTGACTGCTTGACGGCACATCGCCAAACTTAGAGCAATACTCGACGAACAACTCCAGCTTTTCATCGAACCTTTTGTTGCGGTGTTGTCGGTTTGCTTTCCACTTTTCAAAAGTTTTATTTTTTAAATGCTTGTAGCATTCTTTTTGAACTTCGCGCGCTTCGTTCAATTCTTTATATTGCCCTACGTGGTGTAACGCTCCGTTCTTCTCAACGATCACATTGTGCGCGTTGTTCAAATCACTTATGTACACAGTCCCTTCCTGGCATTTCAAAGGTTTTATCTGGTCTGTCATTGCTTCCCTCCCTCAGGAAGAGCTTTACAGCTCTTCCCAGTATTCCTTTTCTATCTCAGTGTCCCAGCTGCCGTCTTCAGCTCTCTCCATCTTGCTGTAGACAGTCACGAACGAGATTGTTTCGTCATCTTCATTCGTGAAGTAGACATCTGCGACTTTCGCGCTTTCGTCTACGGCTGTATCTGATTCCCAGAAACCGTTTTCCTTCAGATATGCGCTACCTTCTTCGAAACTCATTTTTTTCAGCATTTCCATATTTAACATTTTGTTTTCTCCTTTCGGTTTTCGTTCTTTATCTTATGTCATTATTATAGCAAAAGGTATATACGTTGTCAATATCTTTTTATGATTTTTATAATAAAAAAAGAGCGATTTTTTCGCCCTTTCAGTTCATGAAATATCTTGCGACTTTTCCCGGCGGCGCGTCTTCGTCGTTTATAAAATCATATGCCAGATTGAAATAAAAATCTGCATTGTCCTGCCCATACATTCGCGCCGTCCTGCTGTAGTCGTTTATCATCATGTTCATTACTAGATAATAGTCAGTAATGTGATTTTCTATTCCTTTTTCCTGCAGATATGCAGCTATTTCTTCTCGCGTCCATTTTTGCCCGTACGGTTTCATCTTCCGAACGATCTCCGCAGCTTCTTCCGTGCCGATCTGGTACGCGATCTGCTCAGCTTTCTGCAGCATCTCCTGATATTTCTGCGGAAAATTATTTTTTATAAATTCAGCAGATTCGTAATACACCGCGTTCATTTCTTTCTTTTTTTCAGTACTTTTCCCGTGGTATATAGAATCTGAAATCTCCCTCAGCTCCATCTCGCGCCCTCCTAACATAGTTTTGTTACGATTATGTTTGCATTTGTATATAATGCTGCCACGCCTGCATTTTCGACAGTCAGCACAGCCGCATTATTTATGCATGCGCACGACTGCGGAATTTCTATGATCGTAGAAAACGCCAGATTTACCACCGCCGTGGTCGCTGCGCTGTTTGCTTCCGCGAACGCGCCCTTTACATTTTCTCCGTTTTTCTGCAGCTGCGCGATGATGTTTCCGGCTGTACCGTCTTCTGATGCTACAGCATTGAAATCGATCTGATATATTCCCGGTTTTTCGATAGTCACAGATCCGGTGCCGTTTGCGAATCTGATAGCGCATCCGGTTTTCTGTGAATCTATGAACTGCAGATTTTCGTTTGCTGCAGCCGTCTGATCAGTTAAATTCCACGCTCTTAGCGTGCTTTTTTTATATCTATTGTTCATATTATCCCCCTTTTTAAAAAAGAGCGGCTCGCACCGCTCTTTTGGTGTAGTCATACACTAGTAATTTCCGCAGCATCCGCCGTTTGCGGCATACGGACTGCATGTGATGTACGCAGGTTTTGCGACAGGCTGCAGCTGGTTGATCAGGTATGCATTCTGCGCGCACTGGCTGTTTGCCAGTTTCTCGTCCTGCAGACGGTCTCTCAAATCCTGGACGACGTTTGCGTTGATCAGCGCCCTGGTCGCTTCGCCCTCGGCGTGGATCGCGTTTGCGATTTCGCATGTCTGCTGCGAATTTTCATATCTTACAGCGTCGATGTTCCTGTTTGTTTCGCAGCAGCAGTTCTGCTGTGCAAAACGATTTTCCGCGATTGCTCTTTCGACTCCGAAAAATCCCTGCTGCGTCTGTGCCTGCTGTCCGGAAAATCCGTTCAGCATTTCGGTATTCATTGCGTAGAATCCGTCGCACAGTCCGTTCTGTACGCCCTGCACGGATCTGTTCAGATCGTTGAAATTAAACTCGCTGCACAGATCTGCTCTCGTCAGCGCTCCTTCGGCTGCAGCCTGGTTTCCGAATCCGAAACCGCCACCGCCGCCCCAGGCGAGCAGGAAGAAGAGCATCATCACCCACGTCCAGGCGCCGCCCATTCCGTCACTATCTCCGCCGCCTACACTGTAGACTGGCTGTGCCGCCGGGCTCATCATGTCCATTCCCATAACGTTTCCCCTTTCTTTTTTTATTCTTTAAAATCATTTCTGATTAAAAGTCTGTTTGAATCGTTCGTAGTCGATGCCTCGCTGTCCGCACAAATTTTTCACTATTTGCTCGATCTGCTGCGGACTTTTCCCCTGTGCCATCTGCATCGCTCTCGAAAACGCCGGATCTCCGCTAAACATTTGCTGCATCAGCTGCATTGGATTTTGTGTTTTTCTTAGCTGTCCGATTGTTTGCATCAACTGCATTGGATTTAACATCTTTGATCTCCTCTCTCAGCGCTTTGATGTCATTTTCTATTTCTGCAAAACGCGCTTTGATGCGCGTCTCGCTCCCTTCCGCTCCGTTCTGCACTTCCAGCGCGTATGAGTTTAGCGTCGCTGTCCCGTCGAGATTTATTTGTTTTGTGTAGATTTTGCCATGTCCTAAATCTGTGAATATAGTCATCGACCCGTCGAGGTCTATCATTGCCGCTTTTGCTTCGTCTATAGATGTTACAGCTCTGCATTTTACTAAATTGCGCGCGGGATCCTGAAACTGTTCGTACTGCTGCAGTCGCTGCGCCGGCGGCTGGTACATCATGTTAAAATACGGATTTTGATTGTACATTTTTCTTCTCCTTTTATGATTTTATTGTAAATAAAAAACAGCCCTCCGTTGTTTAGCGGAAGGCTGTAAAAAGTTTATAAAAAGTTATCTAGTTTTTTGAGTATTTTTCGGTGTTTCATTTTTATAGTACACTCGGAAAAGCCGAGCACATCACCGATGTATGCCAGGCTTTTTCCGTCAATGTAGTGGAGTCTCAATATTGTTTTTTCATCTTCTGTTAAAATGCATTGCTGTAATATTTTCTCAAACTCCTGCACTCCACATATTTTTTGCAGCTTTCGCCGCGTTTCTATGTGGTTCATCTTTTCTCCTATTTTTTGATCAGATAGTCTTCCAGCTCTTTTCTGCCTTTGCCGACTTCTCCGGTGTTGTTTCCGGTTTCGGCGTGTGACAATAAAAGCATTACGCTTCGCAGCATTATTTTGTTGTCCTGCTGCAGTTCTCGCAAAATTTTGTCATGTTCGTCCAATCTGGCAGCGTCGTTTTTGAAATATTTTTCGTTTGTTATTTGATCTTTTTTCATGTCTTTTATATCTGCTCTTACTTCGTCGAGTGGCCGTCTTATGGCATCAGCCACTTTTTTTACATACACACCTGCGCCGCCGATTGCAATTACCAGCCCGCAGATCGCCATGATAGCGTCCGTGGTGATATTCATCTCCTGTCCTCCTGGATTTTTTTCGCGTACCCTAGATGTATCCAACCGGCGCCAGATTTTAATCTGCCCCAACTTCCCTGCGTTTCTACGATTGTGTAAACGCCCGGCTTGATGAATCCTTTATTACTGTATGTCTTGCCCGGACCTGTGCGGATATAAAGGTCCTTGTCTGTCACTTTGACCTTGAACGATCCTGATGCCGAGCTGCTGGCAGCTTTCTTCGCAGGCAGTGACAGGTACTCGGCTGCGGCTTTTGCGTACGCGATGCCGAGCGTCTTTAACTCAGAGTCATCGTTCCAGTCTTTGATGTCGTTCCAGTTGTCCACGAACGCGCCCTCGTTGATGATCGCCGGAGCATCAGTCAAGCGCAAGATCCCCAGATCAGGGCGCAACTTTACGCCCCTGCTGTTCTGCCCTGCCGCTTTAACATATTTCTCGAAGCATCGCCCAAGCGCATTGCGCGCGGAGCTGTAGACCAGTGCTTCATATCCGTCACCACCTCCGGCATTGAAGTGGTTCGAAACCATAAGATCGGCGCCCCAGCTGTTTGCATCGTTGCTGATAGTCGTGAGACTGTCGATCGTTCCGGGATTCATTTTTGTCTGACACTCGTAATTACCGGTCAGATATTCGTTCATGTAATTCGACACCTTGACCGTCAGCTTGCGCTCGACCTCGTATCCTACTGCTCCGGGATCGTTGTTTGAATGCCCCGGATTTATGTATATCTTTTTCATGTTATTCCTCCACTTCCGGCAGTCCTGCCACCGACGTTAAAACAGATAGCACACCAGCCATAACTGTTGCGGATCCCACCACGATCCAGTTTGTTTCCGTAATCATCGTAGATGCTCCGATAGTAGCAATAGCTGCCTGTGCCATTGTCTTTACAGCTCTTATACCTGCGGCTTTCCACCACGTCTTACTTTTCAGTATTTTCATTTTTATCCCCTTTCACTGTATCCCGTCTGGGATAGTTATAATAAATCTCATCACCACTCCCGGGAATGATGATTGTTCCAGCCCGCAACGTCTTCCCCGCCAGCTCAACGTCTTCGTGCGTCTGAATGATTTTGTTGATGCTGTCGACTTTGATCTGCGCCGATCCATCATCATTCACAAATACGATATTGCTTGCCGCTTCATATTCTCTCGGCGTCGTCATAAATAGAAACACTGCTGCGGCGATCGTCAGTGCCGCAACGACGCATATCGAAACTATTAGCTTCTTCATGTTTTACCTCTTTAATAATCCCACGAGTTCATTATATTCTTGCTCCGTAAGCTTGCCGACCGCAAAGAAAACATCGATTCTCTCTTCTAATCCTTCCGTCTTCCCTAAAGCGATAAGTCTTTTCAGTGTTCTGTACAGCATTGTAAATTCTCCTTTCTGTTACTCCGTAACTCCTAATTCTAGTATTGTTAATCTATATTCATGATCAACGATCATGGAAAGCGCATCCTCTTCCGCCGATGGCTCCGCGGCACCTGGCTCCGGCAGCGGATCATAGACGTATTCATTATTGATATATTTATAATCCGCGATGTCATTGTCCGGCAGCGTCTCGACGAGCGACATGCTTGCTGTCGCATATGCTTCGTATGTAGCAGACAATATCCTGCCGTCCGCATCTAAATTTAATGCGTATTTGCCCATTTATATCACTCCTTTTACGCCGTAAATCATTAGTGGTATTAAATATTTATTATCAGATATGTCAGCTGCGCCACTAATCCTAGTTCCGTTTACCCCCGATATCATCAAATTATTCGTTGAATATTCCACGTTTCGACGATAAACGCTTCCTGCATCTGCCATATTTATTATCGTGCCATTTCCAACAGCGCCGAATCCCATGAGCACATAGTCTAATGTTGTATAAAATTTGTAAATAATTACATACCAGTCGTAATTTGATAGCGTATTTATCGTTAATGTCTGTGCCGTAAATGCGCTGGTAGGGCTTGCATTCTCCCAAATTTTCGTCAACGATGTGCCGCCTAAATTTTTCAGCGCTTCCGCCGCCGTCGTTTTTCCTGTGCCGCCTTGCGCGATCGGCAGCGCCCACGTTTTGTACACTTTTTTTATCGCAGTTATATTTATTCCGTTCAGTTCAACCTGAAACATCGGCATATCCGCAATCAGATCGCCTGCATCCAGATCGCCGGTCGTGTGCGCAGGGGCTGCCGGCGTTCCGGTTGTCGGCGTTCCCTGGATCACATGCCAGTCGCCGTCCTGCACGTTGTTTTCATCGTCCACAGTCCAGCGTGCAACGATTAAATCTATTCGCTTTTCGCCCTGCGTTCCATTTCCGATACTCACTTCGTCGTATGTTGACGGCTCAACAGCGAAGAATCTTCCCTGCAGCATGCCTATCCCGGAACGTATGCGGATTTTGTTGTTCGAACTGATTTCCGCTTTGAAACTTTCAAAAAATTCGAACACGCCCGATTCCGTCCCGGCGATCCCCCGGTGCCACATCGCATCCAGCCGCGGAGTGATATGTGGCTTTCCGGCAACTCTCGTTATTGCTATCATTTACTTCTCTCCTTCCACTTTGTACTGTTTCTTGATCTTGCCGGCTTCCTCAGTGTAAATTTTGTTCGAAATCGGTTTTGCCAGACTCATGCCTGTTATGTAGTCTTTGCCGCCGATCACATCGCCGATATCAACTTCGATACCGAGCGCTTCGATGTCCATGTCGAAACTTTGCATGTTCATCAGCTTTTTCAACTGTTCAGTTCCCGGTTCGATCATTTCCTCTTTAGTCTCGATGCTGTTGTTTTCGTACGTGTCAACGATCTCTTCCAGTCCGCTATAATATTTAGTTTCGCTGACGTTGCCCTCGCCGTCTGCGTACAGATGCACGACCAGTCTATCTTTCAGCTCGCCCTTCCCTAAACAGATCAGATGATTTACTCCGTTTTGAGTCTCAGAGAATATAAAGCCCAGTCTGTTATCCTGCGAAAGCTCTATCTGCTTGCTGTAGTCTTTTATTTCAGTCGCTGAAAGCGTTACATATCCCGGGGCTCCGCCTTCTCGCTGTGTATATACGATAGATAATTTATATCCTTTCGTTTGCAGCATTTTTTCTATGCCCTCCAGCAGCGTTATGTACCTGTCGAACTGATAATTTGTCACAGTTACGTTCGTGCTTTCTGTCGATACTGTAAACAGCCCGTTAAAATCAGCTTTTGTCACGAGCTCCGCTACGACTTCATTTAGCTCCCCTGATACGATCTTATAGTCTTGCCCTGCGGGCGGTTCGATAACTTTACTGTTTAAAACTCCGCGCCAGCAATATCCACTCAGTACGATTTCGTTTTCCTCTGTGTCGATTTTCTTTTTTCCGATTATTCCTCCGAACTCGGTCCCGGGAACGAACACTCTCGCTCCGTACTGCATCGAATCATCCCAGTCACCAGTTAGGATCGTCAGATCAAAATCTCTTGTGTCATTCAAATCGACGTCCAGTTTTTTGAATTTCAATGTTTTGATTTCGTTGCCGTACGGATTTGTCAGTATCACCACCGCGGTTCACTCCTTTCGATGTACAGCGTTATGTCGAATCCGAACGTGCCCGGCCAGTTTATTGCCAGATTTCCACCCGGAATCGGTTCAAATACAGATTTATCTTTTCCGCGAAAATCATACAGATCTGCGACAGTTCCGTTTGTTCTGTATTTTAAAATGCTGTTGTTTTGACTGTCTATCACGACGTATTCTCCAGTTTCCACGGAATCATAAAACATATACGGATATCCGTTTATCAGTATTCTCGGATTTACGCACGGACCATACACAATTATTTTAAATTCTGACGGTGCGTAGTGTTCTACATTCCAGTCCGTGCTGCCGGACGATGGCCTGCTGTAGTCGTATGCGTAATCATACAGATAGTCCAAAAACGCGCCTGCCGTTTCTCCTGCAGATGAGTCTTTATAGAAACTTTTCGACGCTTCGCGGATCCAGAACGGATACGGTGCCATGATTTCCATTTCTTTCTCAGCCCCGAAAAATTCCTCGGACGGCGAAACTCCTGAGGATATTATATTGCAGTTTATATAATAGTCTCCCCAGTACAGTTTGCCCTGCTCGTTGTTTATTACATCGTATTCAGTAACATCCGTGATCTCGTTCAGCTTTTCGCCTTTGTTTCTTCCGCGGACCGCGACAGTCATTTCATACTTAAGCTCTTTTTTCGTGAATTGACTTATGCTTATTCCGTGCCGCTGACTTGTTGCGTCATATTCCCACTCATAGTCATGAAAGGCGGCTTTGAACACTTGAGTGTCGAACTCTCTGAAATCTATAGTCTCACCCTGCGAATTTATGTATTTCAGCTGTTTCATGCGAACTGAACCCCCATTCCTCGCAGACCACGCCCGAGCTCACGCTGATCCATCACAATGACGAACTGCATGTTATTTACTGCAGCTTCCATCCCGCGATATATCTGCGTATAGTCCCATGTGACTTTTTGCTCTACAGCTGCAGACATGTTATTAGACATCGCCTGCCCGTTTACTTTAGCTCCTGCGATAGCCGCATCGCTCAGTGCAGCTCCCGCGCTTTTGACCAGCGGAACTGATCTCAGCAGCCCTTTTGCGAATCCGGCGCCGTCCATCTGTCCGAGCTCGCGATCCCATCTTCGCGACGGGGATCTGACTTCCGACTTTCTCTTTGCTGCCGCAAGCGCTTCTTCCGCCACTGTTTCGGCCGCGGATTTTACACCGAATAATCCGTTTAAAATTCCCTGTGCGAATCCGGCCGAGAAGTTTTTGCCCGCCGACGTGCCGTCAACCGATGCCGCTCCCGATTTTGCCGCTTCACCTACGTTTTTTCCCGCGGTCGCCGCCTTTGTCTTTCCCGAATTTATTCCGCGTGCATATTTTTCCACCGCATCGATACTCGTCTGTGACATCTTACCCGGCAGTTTCCCGGTTTCTCCGGTAACCGCGCCGTTTAAAATCGCAGTAGCTTCTGCGGTTGTTATCGTGCCGGCTGCGATTTCGGACTGCAGCGCCTGCACCATTGCCGCGCCGTCCTGTCCTGCAGCCTGCACTGCACTGTCAAAATTCATCAGCGCCTTGAGCTCCTCGATCGTGGTCGGAATCTCATATTGTCCTTCTCTGATGCCCTGAGTCAGCGACTGTGGAATAGATATCCCTGCAGTCTTCGCTTCCTCGACGAGGGTGTCCCACTGCCCGGAAGCCATTGCCGCTTCATTCGCCGCCCTCGTCGCTTCCTGCCAGTACGTCAGTGTTGCTCCTGTCAGTTCTTCGACGCTTTCTTTTGCGGTGTCATACTTTTTCTTTGCTTCCGCATATTGTTTGCTTGTAGTTACAGTGAATTTACTCAGCGCTTCCTCTTTTTCCGCTAGATTGTTTTTTGCTTCTGTCAGTTTTATAGTAGAATCAGCATAGTCCTGCAGCGCCTTCTCCGAGTTTTTCATGTACGCATCAGCGATAGCTGCTTCTTTGCTTTTTTGTATTTTTTGTTCCAGCGCATCTGTGGTTTCGCTCAGTGCGTCTTTTTCTTTGTCGTATGTCAGATTCAGACCTTCGACAGAACCGTTCAGCTGTTCTACTATAGCGGCCATCTGCTCTTTTTGCGCAGACGATTTATTTTCTACGCCCTCGAGTTCTTTTAATTTATTCAGATAGATGTCCGCTTTCGCATATTCACCTTCTATGTTTGATATACTCTCCTGACGCTTTCTTCCCGCTTCTTCTGCAGCTTTGACTTCGTCATTTTGCGCTTTCACGACCGCATATATAGCAACGCCCAAAGCCGCAGCGGCGGAAGCCGCTAGAAGATACGGATTTGACATCGCGCTGATGAGTCCCGGGACCTTCGGAGCGATCTGCGTGATCTTCGACATTCCGCTCAGCACCGGAGAAGATGCCGCCGCAAGTCCCGTCATGCTGGCCGCCGCGACCTTTACCGGTTTTGGCAGTGAGTTGAACGCTTTCACACCTTTCGTCCCCAGCTTTATCAATTGAGATGCGAGCGGCGCTATAGTTGTTGCGAGATCCGCAAGCGCCATCTGCATCTCCAGCGATGCGTCTTCGTAGTCTTTCAGACTTTTGTTGTTTTTCTCCCACGCTTCATATGCGTCTTGTGCGCCGCCCTCGGCCAGCGCCTGCAGAACGAGGTCGGTCTTTTCAGCCTGCGTGTTACAGCCCGCGAGTTCTTCGTCGAAATTCGCCGCACCTATTCCGACCCTGTCCAGGTATTCCCCGAACTGGCCGATACTTTTTCCCGTCGCGACAGTCTCCTGAATAGAATCTGCGAGAGATTCTATTTTCAAGGTGTCCGGGAATTTGCTCATCGCGCCCGAAACGCCTTCGATCGCGGTTTGCAGATTAGATTCAGTAAATCCAGCCTGCAAAAGGTTTGAGATCGCTTCGACTGAACTGTCCGTTTCTCCTGTTACAGCATTGAACGTCTTGAATCCCTTTTCCATTGCGCCCACGCCTATATTCGCAGCCTGCGCGTTCTGTTTTAAAAACGACAGATCGCGATTCAGCTCCTGCGTTGCCGGTATGGTCGCAGCCGTAGCAGCGAGAAGCGCCCCGGCTCCTTTACTCAGCCCTGACAGCTTGCTTCCTGCGTTGCCGGCAGCAGTTCCGAATTTTTCAAGGCCGCTTGAAGATTTCGAGAGAGCCGCGTCTGTTGCGCTTGCTCTGTTCTTCAAGCTTTCAAGGCTTCTTTCTGTGGAGATTATCTCTCTTTGCAGTGCGTCGTACTTGTCTTGTCCCAGCTCGCCACTTGCCAGCTGCTTTGCAGCCTGGGCGCTCGCTTCTTTCAGGGACGTCAGTTTCTTTTCAGTCCCTTCGATCGCGTCCTGCAGCAGTCTCTGTTTTTGCGACAGAAGTTCTGTATTTCCCGGATCCATCTTTAAGAGACGCTCTACGTCTCGCAGCTCCGACTGCGTTTTGCCGAGATCCTTATTTACACTTTTCAGCGCGGCTTCGAGCGGTTTCGTGTTGCCATCAATTTCTATTGTGATTCCTTTGATTCTCGATGCCATTCTTTTTCTCCTTTTACAGTCTGTCTATATCTGCCTGTGTTGCGATCAGCGGATATTGATAATCATCATTTCGCGATTCTACGAATATGTCGTTTACCATTCCCACCGTCAGATAGTCCAGTTCAGATATGCGAATACCGCACTGAATGCATCGTAGCAAAAACAGTGCGGTGTTTATTTTTCTTACTGATTTTCTGTCTTTTTTTTTGCGCGCGAAGTCTGATGCATGTTCTCGTTCCACATATTCACGATAGTCTGATACGTTCCTGCGATCTGATTCATTTCGAATCCGTCCAGCCAGTCCAGTATTTCGTCCGGCTGTTCGGGTTCTGCCTGTTTGTTGCAGATGTACATCAGATTTTCCAGCATTTCGACTTCTTCCGCTATGAACGATTTTTCCTCAGCGCCTGCCATTCGCTCGTACATACTGTCCATCTGAATCAGTATGTCTTCTCCGAATTTTTCACGATAGTTTCGCAGCGTCGCTGCGTTCATCTTTAGCGCGTGATCCGTTCCGGATATCTTGTGCATCTTTATACCTCACTTTTCTGATACACTGCACTGTACCAGCCTTCGTATACCGCCGCGTCTGTGCTTTCTGTAGTCTTAGCTCTTACTATGCCGTCCGGATTTGGCGCGCATGAGATCGTCGCCGTATCTGTGACCGGCTCCATAGTTTCCTCTTTCGTTTCTGATGCGACCGACGGTCTTGTGATCGTGCAGTTATAGAAACAGAATCTATATCCTTTCGTGTCTGTGCTTATTTCGAACAGCAGCGCGAACGACTTTGATGTCGCATTTGCATCTTCGAATAAAACTTTTTTAGCGTCTTCAATTTCCGCCAAGATCGCCTTTCTGACTTCGTCAGTAAACAGCGCCATCTCTAGATCGCCCTCGTATCCATTATTTGTAGCAGACTGATAAAATAAAATATCATCTGCATAAAACTTTGATATGTCTCCCTGCGCGTCTAGTGATATCGACTTTGCGCCCGGGAATTTTATCGGCGTTGCGTACGTTATACCCTCATCGCCCTCGGTTCTGACAGCGATGTGCACGTTTTTTATACCGTATTTTATCTTTGCCATTTTTACCTCCTTAAAGTGCAAAATAAAAAGCTGTCATGAGCAGCTTTTCCGATTCTATATACATTTCTTCTTTTTCCCAATAAACTTCGTTCCGGTCTAATACTTTCTCTATTTTTTCCTCTGCCGCCTGGTCCTTTTTATTTTCGTAAAATTCCAGCACGTAGTTTGTGCGTTTCTGGTATACGATGTTGTCCGCAGAAAAATTATCAGTTTCATCTTCGTAATAGACCGCGTACGGAACCGGCGGTGGACTCTTGAAATTCCTGTACCTGACCGGAACTCCCAGATTTTTTATATCTTCGATGATCTTATTTATCATTTCAGATTCTCCTTAAATCTCTCAACAGCTTCTTTTGATATGCGCTGCTCGACCGGTGCGATGTGTACTCTCGCCGCCACTCTGCCCCCGTTTCGCTTTGCATGTCCTTTTTCCAGCAGGTGCGTCAGCTGGTATCTGCGATTGTGTACTATCCTTTTTCCTCCCTGCTTTGTCTGCGTCCAGCTTCTCGCATATTTTCCGGACTTTTTCGGCGATGTCTGTTTCAGCGTTCCGACCGCTTCATCCGCCAGCTCTTTTGTCGTCTTTTCCAGTGCTTCAACGACTTCGTCCGTGTACTCTTGCAGACACTTCATGATTTCGCCGGACAGATCAGTACCTTTTGCCATGTCACACCTCTCTCAGATAGATTTCTGTGTATCCGTCACCTCGCAGATATCTCCGCTCGACAGCATACTCTTTATCTTTGAACATTACAGAATCCGCATCGTTATCTTCCAGGCTGTTTATAATTATTCCGAACGCCATGCGCAGCCCTTCTCGTGCCGCTTCATAATGCTCGCTCTGCGTCACTGAAAAAACTCCGCAAAATACATCTGCTTTTTCAGCGACCTCAGCGACATCATATTCAGACTCATTCTGCTTGAACATATGTTTTATCAGGGTGCACTCGTCATTTAATGCGGTCTGCTTTTTGCTGCTAATTTTCATAGCTTTCCTTTCTGCTCAGTGCGATTGAGTCTCTGACTTTTTCGTATGCAGTCTCGTACTTTTCGCCCTCGGCTTCGAAATTTAAAAGCCATTTGCAGTAAAATTCCACACATGTGAATACCAGGGAATTTGCAAGATCGCTTTCGTTTACGTCCGCTCCTGCGCGCTTCATGTCCGAAAGAGCTGCGTTCATATAGTTTTTCATTTCAGAATCGAGCGTCTCGGATTTTATCCTCAGTCTCTGTCTCATGATCTTTACATATTCGTCCATCTTCGTTCTCCAAAACATAAAAGGCGGGAGTGCCCCGCCTTATTTTTTAGGATGTAGCTTTTGCGAGTTTCACAAACGCTTCTCCGAGTGCCGGCGCGCCGTCGAAGATCGCAACTCCGAGATATTTGTTGCTGTTTGTATCAATATCGAAATCAGTCTTTACGTTGACTGCTTCTGCGAGGTTTGCCACGTATTTTTTGAGATCCCCGAAGTATGCTTCGTGCTCTGTTACTCTCGAATCGATCAGTACCGGATATCCGTATACGTAGTAGTTTCTGCCCTCGCGCGTTACAATGTCGTTTTTGGCGTTGTCCTGGAGCGGCATGAAGTCATTAAACAGCGTCTTCTTTGACATCAGGAATTTTGCGTTCGGATCATATCCGCCGCCGAGCAGCCCGATCAGAGCCTGAACATTTGCAGCCGTCAGGCTTCCTGCCTTTGTCACAGTTACGCTGTTTGCTTCTCCCCATGTGTTCGCTTTTTCGATTCCCTTCGCCTGACTTGTTCCTGTTCCGTTGATGATCTGTTCCGAGATTTTATCAGCGATGGATTCGACGAGCATATCGACGAGCCAGTTTTCGAATGCGTTTATCGACATAGTCGCAACAGTGTCAGATACCTGAATCAGCTTAGTGATTTCCCATCCGGTCAGTGAAACCGGAATGAGAGTGTCTGCTGCCGGTGTGATACTTGCATTCTCTGCGTGAATAGTTGCCGCGTTGTTTGTTCCCTCAACTGCAAACTTCACGTTTCCGGCAACCTGCAGCAGCGTGATCTCGTCGAGCAGCGGAGCTCTCTCTTTTAACTTCGTGATTATTTCCTCAGCAGTCTGAGTCGGGATCACTGCTCCGGCGGAGCTTGTGCCTGACGAGTATGCGATCTTTTCTTCTGCAGACATTTCTTTTCCCTGCAGATGCTTGAAGAACGCTACTCTGTACAGCTGCTCATTTTCTTCGCCTGTTTTGTTCATGCTTTCTTTCGTGCTGAACGGTGCTGCAGGTGCGTTGTTCATCATCGCATTTACATTTGCGCGTTCGATGGATTCCGCTTCATAGTCAGCGTCCAGTTGTTCGATCTCTTCTCTCTTTGCTTTAGCTTCTCCCACTTTGCCCTCGTCCAGCAGTGCTTTTGCATCTTCCAGCAGGGTATTTCTCTTGTTTATGTACTCTGTTTTAGTCATGTTTTACCTCCAGTTTTAAAAGATTTATTTTTTCTTCTTCAACGGCTTTGCCGCTTAAAGCTTCTCTTGCTTTTGTGATCTGCTCACTCGATAAGATTTCGCAGAATCCGTTGTATAGTCCCGGAGTCTGCGTTATCTCGTCAACGAATCCCATGCTTACCGCATTTTCAGCATTTATCCACGTTTCCTCATCCATCAGTTTCAGCACCTCTTCCTGCGACATCCCGGTCTTTTGAACATATGCCGCAGCGATAGCCTTGTCGCATTCTCTCAGCGTTTGTGCTTCATGCTCGAACGTCGAATGATTGCCGTACCCCACGTAGCCGCTGACGTTGTGCACCATCAGCATGCCCGTCGGCGCTATCGATGAGTGCGCGGCGCATGCGATCACCGATGCAGCCGAACCCGCAAAACCTACAATTTCTATTTTTTTATTTCCGGGGTGCGACCGGATCGCATTATAAATTTCAGAACCTGCGAATATTGCTCCGCCGCCCGAATTTATCTCGAACGTGATCTCGTCTCCTGCCGCTTCACTTATGCCTTTTATGATGTCCGCCGGGCATGTGCTTTCTATCCCGAAATAGTCATATATATCCTTGTAGTCGTTTGGTATGATCGTTCCTCTGATTCCTATTCTTTTCATTCTTCACCTCCTTCCTCTTCTATCGCCAGACCTGTGTCTTTTCTTCGCAGCGGTTTATCGCCACCTGGCACCGGTGCCAGATTGAACGCTTCTCTCCACTCGTTTGGTGTCAGTGCTCCGCGGTCTACCATTTCGCGCATGTTCAGTTTCGTTGTTACTGATGCGTGCTGTAGATTTGCAGATTCGAAAAATATTTTATTTCCGTATCCCCGCTGTCTGCGAGAGAAGAGTTTTCTTGTGAATTCATTTGTCAGTTTCATCGCGACAGGTTCGATCACCTGTTCAAAATACGCGTCCCATTCTTCTTCGTTTGCGATCGACTGAACTATTTTTTTGTTTGTATTAAAAAAATTCAGTACGCGTTCGTAAACACGTTCCTGAATCGCTGCGTTCGGGACATAGTCTTTCGGTTCTATTCTCGTTACGTCTGTTTTTGCGTCCGTTCCGGCAGCGCCGAAAGTGTCGGACTCATAGTCCAGATAATTCTTTACAAATTCCTCAACTTTTACTTTTATGTCTTCTGATCTCAGCGACGTGTTGAATCTCAGCAGCCATCGAACTATCCCACTGTTCTTTATCGCTTTGACCAGTCCCTGATCCATAACTCCGACCATTTCCATCAGCCCGGAGAGTGTCTGCGCCGGAGAGGTCCCGAAGATATAGTTTTCTCCGTAGTCTTTCTTGATGTGAATGATATCTCTGTAATTCACCCTCATTCTGCTGCCGCCTTTTAGCGTGAACTCCATCTGCAGCTCCGCTTCACTTGTCAGCGCTTCGACCTGACTGCACGGAATCGGATATATTGCCGCCGGTATATCATTCATATCCCGCACTATTAGCGCGAACGCATTTCCGTTCAGCACCAGCTGACTCGCCAGTTTTTCCTGCATGTCCTGACCGGTCATGTACTGATTCGGTTCTTCCAGCAGAAAACGCATATACACATCCGGATTTACTTCGATGTTTTTCTCTCCGTCTTTTTCCGTCTCCCTGATGTGCTTTGCGTTCAACTTTCCCACCGCAGTTATTTCCGGCCGGATAGATGCGCGAATGATATCGCTTTTGTACAGTCTTCCGTCATAGCTGTAAAATCCATTTTGTCCAGTCGTTATGACTTTTATTGAATTTTTGCTTTCCGCTTTTTTTCGTCTGAAAAATTTCATCTTCCCTCCACTTTTAAATCAGTGTCTGATATTCTTCCATGCTGTTCTCCAGAACGCAGTATCCGTTTATCAGTGTCACAGCTCCGTCGATTCGCTGACGGCGGTTTGTTGATTTTACCGGCTGTATGTTTCCGTTGATGTCAGTCTTCGAATGCAGATTCATCAAGTTCCACACATCGACCGGATTATTTTCATGCACGATCTTCCCGGCTTCCATGTCAGCCTTTAAATTCCGCATCGGCTGAGACAGCGTGTACGCGCCCTGTCTGACCGGTATCATCGCCCCGGCTCCGAACGCCTGCTCAAAAAGTAAAAGCAGCGAGTCGTCCATGTGCCACGGGTCATACGCCACTTTGTAGATATATATATCTTCTTTTTCCTGAAACTCTAAAAGCCAGTCCAGCATCACTCTTTTGTTTACGCGGTTTCCCTGATATGTTCTCATGTATCCCTGCTGAATCCATAATCTGTACGGCGCATCGTCTCGTTCTTTCTCGTTGCCGTTTTTATAGACTTCTTCGATCACCGATTCCGGTATCCAGTACATTGACTTTGTGTATATGTTCTCATCGTCTCTTCGCATGAACAGCACTCTCGCTGCGTTGAGGTCGACCGAATCGGCAGCGTCCAGACTTCCGATTCCGTATCTGAATGCATGCTCGGGTATCTTCTTGTCATTTACTATATGCTCATACTTCAAGAATGCGGTCGCCGCGTTTTGTCTTACGTTGAACTCTTTTGTCAGAACAGTCGGCAGGAATGCCGGATCATCTTTTGCTTTATTGACTATCTCCTGCATGTAACTCATGCTTTTTATAGTCCCCAGCCCGGGATTTGCGAGGATCCAGTATTTCGGCTCGGTCCATTGTTTCAGTTCGTCCAGTTCATAGATGAACGGCAGAAACCTTTTGTTCGGTTTTGACAGTTTCCCATGCAGGAACCTGTCTGCGTATTCATACTGTGAATCGAATATCCCGTCTCTGACGAATCCCATCGTCGTGATCGCGATCAGCAGTGGCTGACTTCTCGCGCCCATCGACTGCTTCATATCGTCATAGATTTTTCTCTTGACCATCGCTCCGAGCTCGTCGAGAATTGCAGCGTGAGCGTCGAGTGAATCAAGATCCTTGACGTTCGAAGCCATCGCCTTGATGGTCCCCATGTTGAAATCACAGTACAGATCTGCAGCTCTTTTATGTAGATGCGATGCGATCGCAGCCGACTGCCGGCGCATATTGTTCACCGCATTCCAGCCTTTCATCGCCTGATCGTATTTCGTCGCGAGATTATATATTTCCGGTGCTCCTTCGCCGTCATTCATGCATAGATCAATTTCTATTGCTGCCGCTTCCGTGGTTTTTCCGTTTTTTCTTCCTTCGACAATAAAAACTTCCTGATACTGTCTCAGATCATCATCGTCCACGAATCCGAAAATCGCCTGCCATCTTGCCTTTTGGAACAGCTCGAATTTCATCGGCTGCCCGACGTTCCCGGCTGGAACTTTGCAGAACTTTTCAATAAACTCGATGTGCCTGTTTGCGATTTCTACGTCAAAATGGTACTCTCCCGGAGATGCTGCATTTTCCAGCAAGATCTCCGATATCCGCTTCATCTTTTCACACGCCGGGATCCTGCCGTCATAAATACTTGTGAAGTATTCATGGAATTCACTCATCGCCCCCTCCTGATGAACCCTATCAGCTCATCATTTGCGGACGCGCCCTCCGGCATCAGGTCGACCAGACTCTTGATCGTCGCGTTATAATTTTTTATCATTGTGTTGTATGTTTTCTGCGCAGGGTTTTCAGACTTCACTTTGAATCCGTTACCGTTTACCGCTTCAACGATCGCACCCTCCTTGTTGATCTGGTCCTGAAGATCTTCGAGCGTCACCTCCATAAACGCAGCTTTCTGACACAGCTTTACAGCAATATTTTTTCTGTCTTTGCTCAGATTCCTGCAGAATCCTTTAAATTTTCGCAGCTCCGCAGAGATCTTTTCTTCTTTTGTTTTTTCTATTTTACTTTCCATAAAAGACCCCTTTCGTATGTGCGTCACGCGTGAAAGATGTCG